TCAGCGGATGGTGCTGGTTGCCGAAAGGCGGCCGTAAAGCGCGATAAGACCACCAATTCCGCCCGCGACCGTCACCAGCCCCTCCGCCAGCTCACCATGCAGGCCGGCGGGCAGATCAAGGCCGGCGACGCTGAAAAGCGGTGCGAAGACCGCTACCAGCGCGCCCCAGATCGTGCGCGATTGATACCATGGCTTGGTACTGTCCATAATCTCGTCCTTTGCGTTGTTTTTCAGGCAGTTGTCAGAGCGGGAGAACGGCTTGCGCCGCCACTCCCAGAGGCACCGCGCGGCCGAGCTGGCGGACACGCACGGAAATGTGATCCCGCAATGCCGGGAAATCTGTGAGTTCTGCAGCAGTTGGGTACAACCAGAGAGGTTCGGAGACCTCCGCCGTGCGTCGCACGGCCTCGCCGTCCAGCACCTCCACGCGGTAAAGCTCGAAAGGTTCGTCCAGCGGTATCTCGCTGGCATCCCAACCATCGGTCTCCACCCGGCCCCGGCGGGTCCAGTGCAGCAGCACGCCATCCCTCTGCCGCTCACCGGAAAGATGCACCGGCGCAAGCGGCGTTTCGGCCCGCAAGCCGCCCTCGAAAGCGAAAGGCCCGGCAGGCGCGCCCGCCTTTCCAGCCGCCTCGGCAATCCAGTTCAACCGCCGCCCGCGCTCGGCAGCGGCAAGGCCAAGCGGCTGTACCGCCGCGTCCAGCACCACGACCGGGCTTCCCATCGGCGCGCCCGCTGCCAGCCCATCCTCCGTGCCGCCCAATCCGCGCAGCAGGGCAGAAAGCCGCCAACGTGAGGGCGCTATTTCCTCGGCTTGCGCGAAAGCGATGATCTCCCAAACACCGTTTGCAGCCCTCACCGCCATACGGTTCTCGCCGTTCAGCACCGAAAGGTCTGGAGCCGAGGAAAGCTCGCCTGATGGAAGATCGATCAGGATGTTGTTTTTCCGGTCGAAACGGCCGGAAGGGCCTGATGTCAGCGGTGTCGCCAACGCACCGATCATCGCGGGCCGGTCAAGCACGGCACGCTGCCGGTAACCCTCCGTGCCCGGCGAAGCAGAAACGACGACTGGCCGCCATGGCCTTGCGAAAACGGCGATCCGCGCCGAATTTTCCGGCGCGACGCCGTCATGGCGTGGCAGGTCGAGAAACAGCACCTCCGGGGCAAAACCTTCCGCACCGCTAGCGCCGCCTGCACGCCGCTCATCCGTAACGCCCGCAAAAGCGGAAGATGCGGCGGAAAAGGCGCGTGCCTCCACCTGCCGCACAGCACCATCCTCGATGCGGCTAACCAGAAACCGCCCTGCCGGAGCCTCCGGCAATGTCCCTTCCGGCAGGCGGATACAATCGCCGGGTTCCAGAGCGATATCTGCGGGCGGCAGGGCAAAACGCAGGGTTCGACGTGCCTGCCTATTGTCACGCAACAGGGCCTCTGCCGCAGCTTCCGCCGTTTCCGCCGGCAGCGCCGCGTTAAGATCGAGCCGCATCACGCGGCTACCGGCATTGTCGATACGGCGCGACCGCACGCTTGCCTGCTCGTAGTCGAGCGCCGGGTTGAACGAGGTCAGAACGGCCTCAGTGGCGAAATCACTGTCATGGCCACGATTTTCAGACCACAGCGGCTCGTCGTCCAGATCCGCCAGCACAGCAACCTCGCGAACGGGCAGGACCGCTGTATTGCGGGAACGGAAACGCAGCGTTCCACCGTCCTCTGCCACATCCACCTGAAACGCCGCCATCAGCGGCTCCAGCAGGTTGCGGGCCGAAGTGACATCGCCCTGCACGTACCCGGTCAGATCGCCGCTGACAGCGGAGACGTCGAAAGCGGAGAAGCCATGGTCCATCAGGATTGCGGCAATCGTATCAGCAAGTGTTGCGGTGCCCAGCCGGCCGTTCAGCCAGTGGCCGGTGCGCCAGTTGCCACCGTCGCTCCAGGCCGCGCCATTCTGCGGAAAGGTGGGAAAGGGCCGCGCATCCCATGTCCACATATACACCCGGTTCTGGTCCACCATCGCCGCATCGCCCTCACCCCTCCAATGGTCGAGATGCGCTTCCAGAAACCGCCGCTGCTGGCTATCGGCGCGGTTTCGGCGGGAAAAGTGAGGAAAAGCGTTTTCTGCCGATTTCGGATCGGGAAAGACATTCGGCCGTGTTGCACTCTTGTCCACCGCCGGGCAGCCGAGTTCGGTGAACCAGATCGGTTTTGAACACGGCACCCACGCGGTTGGCGTTGATTTCTCTGCACCGCGCACCCGGTCGTAATGGACGTTTTGCCACCAGCTTCGCAGGTCCTTGTAGCGGAACACCCACGGCTTGTTCGCAAGACCATCGGTGATGGCCGTACGCCGTCGTGCCGCGCGGTCGGCATCGCTGGAATAATACCAGTCAAAGCCCTCGCCCGCCGTGATGGCGCGGCGGAAGGCACTAGCATCATCCGGGCCGGTCATACCATCAGGATTGCCGTTTGCGGTGTCCTCGTCGCGCCAGTCGGAAAGCGGCATGTAGTTATCAATACCGATGGCATCGATATCAGGGCTCGCCCATAGCGGATCGAGATTGAAGAACACATCACCCGAACCATCGGCAGGCTGGTAACCGAAATATTCGCTCCAGTCGGCGCCATAGGTGAGTTTCGCGGCTGGGCCGACAATGGCGCGCACATCGCCTGCAAGCCGCACCAGTTCCTCCACGAAAGGAAAGGCATCGTTGCCATCGCGCAGGCTCGTCAGCCCGCGAAGCTCCGAGCCGATGAGGAAGGCATCCACCCCGCCCGCCTCCGCCGCAAGCGCCGCATAATGCAGCAGCATACGGCGATAACCCTCCGTGCGGTAACAGAAGGTGGAAATCTCCGCCCGTGCGCCTGCGCTGCGGTCCGGAGAACCGGCCCTGCCCGGTGCGGGAAAACAGGTAATACGCCCGCGCCAGCCATAGGCGTCCTGCTCGCCTTTGCCGTAGGGGTCGAGCAGGCCGTTGCCGGCAGGCACATCCATCATCACGAAGGGATAAAGGCAGACCTTCAGGCCACGTGCCTTGAGGTCCGCTATCGCCTGCAACACGCTTTGATCGTCTGGCGTGCCGCCATAGGCCGGGCCGCCGGCGTGATGGCTGACGAGATGCGCCCCCCCACGCGAAAGACCGGCGACGGACCATGGCGCACTCTCCCGGTCGCGGTATGCCACTTCCACACCCGGCAGAATACGGCATTCGCCCGCCCGCATGTCGGTGCCGAACCAGCTCACCACCAACGCCACACTTTGCAGATTGGGGCAAAGCGCCTGCAATTCGTCGATCGCGGCCTGCCAGTCGGTCGCAGCCGTCAGACCGTTGCGGTTCATGATGCGGCTTTCACCCATGCCGGTGCGTTCCGAAACCTGCGCCGTGGCGTACCCGTGCTCCGTGGCACCCGGAATGATGGTGATGGCGCGAATGGCTTTCTCCAGCCTTCCGACGGGTCGCACCACTTCGAACTGCATCAGCGGAATGCGGTTGCCATAGCTGTCGAGCGGCAGGCGTTCGAACACCACATAGGCAAGCCCGCGAAAGGTGGGCGCATTGCCAGCACCCTGTTTCGCCTCGATCAGCGGATCGGGCAATTGCGTCTCGCTGCCGGGATAAAAGCGCATCTCGATGGCGCTCAGGTCCAGTTCCCGCCCATCGGCCCAGACACGCCGCACCATGGCCGCTTCGCCCTCGCCGAGCCCGATGGCGAAGTTGGCGAAATAACGAAAGGTCTCCACCTTCCGGCCGCGATTGCCCTTGCCGCCGCGACGCTCGACACTTTCCTCGAAGCGCGTCGCCCAGATCAGCGTGCCGCCGATCCTCGCCGTGCCGTAAAGCCGGTTGACGGCCGCGCCCTCATCCGCCCCTGGAATCCGCGCCGTCGAAAGCCGGGCACCCGATACCGTCCGGCCGCTGGAGAGCAGCGCGCGATCAACGGCATTGCCCGCCAGCGCGCCCACCGCCCCGCCGATGATGGCGCCCACGGGGCCGAAAATACCGCCGAGTGCTGCACCCGCCGCCTGAAAAATGATGGTCGCCATGCTCGCCTCGGAAAATATCAGGGTTCGGGAAAACGGAAAACGCCGGCAATACGCCGCTTCCAGCCGGGCACCAGTGCAGAGCGCACCACCGCCGCCTGCTCATAGGCGTGGATGAAATGCTGAGGCCCGGCGAGAATACCGAGATGTTTCGCCGCCGCATCGGCCCGCCAGCGAAACAGCAGCAGGTCACCGGGCTTTGCGTCGTCCATGCCCGGCACCGCCGAAAAATGACGCTTCGCGGCGGCCATCAGCCGATCCTCGCCGCCGCGTTCGGCCCAATCAGGCGCATAGGGTGGCAGCAGTTCCGGCTCCTCGCCGTAAAGCGCGCGCCAGATGCCCCTGACGAGGCCGAGGCAATCGCAGCCGACGCCCTGCAACGACGCCTGATGCCGGTAGGGTGTACCGATCCAGCCTTCCGCCAGCGTCAGCACTCTTTCTGCTGTATCGCTCATGGAAACAACGCCTTGCCGTCATGGGTTTCGCCGCCGCTGGCGTAGGAATAGGCGAAATCTGCCCCCGGCAGGTGCGGAAAGCCGCGAAAATTCAGGTGATTGGTGAATTTCGCCTTGCAGGTCGCAAAACTCTTGTCGCAACCGGCGGTGACGGAAAAGGTGTCGCCCGGTTTGGGCGATTGTTCCGGGGCCAGCCAGAAGGACAGAAGCGTGCCGCTGTCGCGTTTCTCGTGTCCGTCGAGATCGAAACTCTTGCCGGTAAGCCCGCCGGTCAGAAACCGCAATTTTCCCCGACTGAAAAATCCATCGGTGAAAGCATCAAGCCCCGTCGCCCGCAGATTGCCCACCGCATCCACGCCCGCAACGCTGCCGCTGCCGGTAAACCGCGCCAGATCGACGCCGCAGCGCCGGTCACCAAGGGCGGCATCGCACCGCCGTCCATAAACCCTGCCCTGCGGCTGGGAGAGACGATGGGCGATGCTGCGCAGCTCGGCGCGAAACGCTCCGCCCGCCCGCGTCACCTCGCCGATCTCACGCATGTTCAGCAGCAGATGTTGTTCCGGCGCCTGCCAGTTGACGAGGAAAAGCTCGACCTTCGCCCCATCGAAACGCCCGGCGGCCAGATCGCTTTCGGAAATCACCTCGCTGGAAAAGCCGCCCGCCACTTCGCCCGCACTCGCGCCAAGTCCGGCCTCGCTGTCGCTGTCACTCGCGCCAAAGCCGCTTGCGGCCAGATAGGCAGTACCGGCGAAGAAAAGCGTCTCGTCATGGTCGGTAAAACCGATCACCACGCCATCCTTCAACGTCACCTTCCAGCAATGGCATGTGGTTGTGGCGTCTCCGCTCAAATGTTCGGCAAGGGCGGGAGGGACAATCTTCATGGCAGGATTTCCATCAGCGGAATGGAGGGAATGCGGCCCGCCTCGAAGGCGGTGAGGTTTACGTCGATGCGGTCGATCGCAAACCGCACCGGCACGTCGAATTCGAAACCGGCGCGGATGATCACCCCGGCTGACGGCGCCTGCCCGGCGCGAAACGTCACCATGCCGGTTGTGTGATCGACGGAGAAATCCGGCGGCGAAATTCTGACCCCGTCGAGAGAGACGACAACCGAACCTTCGACCGGCTTCTCCACCCGCCGCGTGAAAGAACCGCCCGTATCGGCGTAGGTCTTCACCAGCTGGAAACCCACCGTCGTGCCGTCGCCGGTGCCGATCTTCTGGTCGGTCGCGGCGGGTGCCTTGCCCGGTGGGCAGGATTTGAAATCGACGGGATCACGGAATCGAAAGCCGTAAAGTTCCCCACGCCGCGCCTCGAAAAAGGAAAGGACCTCGTAAAGATCGCCGACGGAGCGGATGCCGGATCCGGCGTCATAGGCGCGCCTGGCATTCTTCCAGCGCTGGTTGCGGTTTTCCCGCCCGTTGGAAAGGTTGACGATATCGGTGCGCCTCACCGGCCCGCCGCTCGTGCCAAGCGCCAGCCGCAGCGGAAACCGCACTTCATGAAATGCCGCCATGTCGTTGTTCCTGGATTCTTTTTGCTACATCAAGGGAATTGCCGGAAAGGCCCACCAGCTCTGACGAAGGGTTGAGGCCACTCCGCCGTCATCCTCGCCCTTGAGGCGAGGATCCATCGCCCTTCGAAGGAGTGGATCCTCGGGTCAGGCCCGAGGATGACCTGGAGTTTGGAGAGGGTTTCCCACTCAACGTGAAAGCTGGCCCGTCTCGCTTGCGCCGAAGGACTCTCGGCAGGCTCACAAGCCGCGCTGGCCCCGCCCAACGCTGCGCGCCAGCATCGCGGCAATCTGGCCTTCGCTTTTTCTGAAGCTCGTCGCATCGGTCGCAGTCACGTTAAAAACGATCTGCGCACCACCTCCACCGGCCGGTGCGGCGACACCGAGAGCCCCATCCGAACCGCGCTTCAGCGGCAGGATAGCCTCTGCCCCTGCCTCGCCCATCAGGCCAAGCCCGCCACCCATCGGGAAAAAAGATGGGCTGGAGACAACGCCGCCATCGGCAAATGGCGTGATGCTGCGCCCCGGCACGCCGCCATCGGCAAAGGCAAAGAGGGAACCGCCACCGTTCAAAAGCCCGCCGACAGCATTACCGATCATGGTTTCAAGCGGCTTCAAACCGGCCGAAAGCGCAATGCCGGACAGCCGTTCCCCCAGCCCGCGCAACACATCGTCCAGCCCCTTGCCACCCGTCACCGCCGCCTGGATGGCGGAAGTCAGCGCCGAACCGAACCGCTCGGAACGCCGCTCGAGATCACCCATCACGTCCACGAGCGCTTCCGCCTCCTCGCGGCTATCCGCAATCGATCTATCGCCTGCCATCGCGCTTGCCTTTCTGATTCAAAACGGAGTCGTAGCTGTTTGAATTACCTGGTCGTTTTCACGAATGCGAAAACCCAATTCACCCATCCGGAAACCGCCGCATCATCGCCTCCATTGCCTGACGGTCGAGTGTGCGGAAGAAGGCGCGTGTGCCACCCGTCATCGCGAAGAATTCCCTTGGCGTCAGCCGCCAGAAGGTTTCGGAAGAAAGCCGCAGCAGGCAGAAGCCGGTGTGTATCACCGCCTCCCAGGGAAAAGGACGCGGCGCACCATCGCCCGCCTCGCCTGCTGCGGCACTCAAGGGTCCGGCGGGGTTTGCCCCCTTGCACCGGCGAAAGTTGCGGTCAGAAGATCGGCGACTATGGCAGCGTGGCCGGCAATGCCGCCTTCCACCGTGGCAGCGGCCACATCCTCATCGGAAAACACATTGCCCGCACCGCGCAGGCCAGCGCCGATCACCCGGATCATGTCGGCGGCCTTCATGCGACCGCTCGCAAAACGTTCGGCAAGCGCGGTCAGGTCATCGGCCTGAAAGGCGGTTTCGAGTTCGGCGAGAGCGCCGAGCGTCAGGCAGAGAATACGCCTCTCGCCGTCGATAAGCGCCTCGATCTCGCCGCGATGGCGGTTGGCCCGCCCGTAACGCAGTCCCTGCGCCATCACAGCGCTCCGAAATTGAGGAGACCTGCCGATTCCAGCGCGGTCTCGAATTGCACTTCGCCATCGTGGCGACCGGAATATTCGAGCGCGACGATCTGGAACGGCCCGGTGATCGTACCGAAATCGGGAATGACGATCTGCCAGCCGGGAATGGAGCCGGCGAAAAAAGCACCGCGCACCAGCGCGTCGCTCGCCTGATCCTTGAAGATGCCGGAGGCCGTCAGCGATGCCCGCTGCACGCCCGCACCGGCCAGAAGCTCGCGCCAGCGCCCGGCGCTTTCGCCATCGGTTATGTCGACGGCCTGCGCGTTGAACGCCAGCCGCTTGGTTCTGAGCCCCGCCACGGTCACGTAGGAGCCGGCATTGTTGATCTTCAGCAGCAGGTCCTTGCCCTTCTGCGCTACCATGTTGTTTCCTTTCATCTCGATTGCTGTTGCGGGGGTGCGGCAGGCCTGCTACGAAATGGCTTCCCGCACCTCGCACCCCGCGATCTCACCATGTCCGACGCCGCCTCAATGACGTCCCGCGTGCGCCTTATCGGCGTGCTGGCGCTTGGGCAGATCGTCAGCTGGGGCAGCGGTTTCGATATGCTGGCCATTCTGGCGCCACGGATCGGCGGCGAACTGGCAATCGGCAACGAGATTGTTTTTGCCGGCCTCACCATCATGATGCTGATCAGCGCGCTTTGCGGCCCGCTGCTGGGAAGAATGCTCGTCCGTCGCGGTGCGGCACCCGTACTGGTGGCCGGTTCAGCGCTCTTTGCCGCCGGCTTTGCCGTGCTCGCCTTTTCGGGCAATGTCACAAGTTATCTTTTCGGCTGGGGCGTGATGGGTTTGGCCGCAACCTGCGGGTTGACGACGGCTGCACATACTGCGGTGGTGGAGCGTGTGGGCGCGGAAAGCGGCCGGTTGCTGACGCTTCTGATGCTGTTCACCGGGCTTTCGGGGGCGGTTTTCCTGCCGGTCACCGCACTTGCGGAACAGCATCTTGGCTGGCGCGGCACACTTCTGCTCTATGCCTGTCTGCAGATCTTCGTCCTTCTGCCACTCTATCTCTTCGTTCTTCCCGCCCGTCCGGCCCGCAAGGAAACAAAGCGGCAGAAAGCCGATGCCCTTTCGTCCTCGCCCGTTGATACACGCCGGGCTTTTCTGCTTCTGGCGGCGATGACGACGATCAGCGCGTTTACGACCTTCGGCCTGTCACCACTGCTGCCGCTGCTGCTCGTCCAGGCGGGCGCAACGCAATCGCTTGCCGTGCAGCTGGCATCGGCGCGCAGCCTGCTGGCAATTACGGCGCGCGGGCTGGATTTCCTGCTGGGGAAACGTGGCAACCCCTTCGTCACCGCCATGATCGGCTTCTGTCTTTTGCTGCTGTCGCTGCTGCTGTTGCTTGGCTTTGCCCCGGCCATGCCGGCTTTCATCGGCTTCATCGTTCTTTTCGGTTTCGGCGCCGGCGTGCTCACCGTCAGCCGGGCCGTGCTGCCACTGGCGGTATTTTCCCCGGAGGAATATGGGCTGCAGGCTGCGCGCATCTCCCTGCCGCAGAACCTCGCCATTGCCGTTGCACCTGTTATTTTCACGCTGGCGCTCGACCGCGGCGGGGTGGCGGCCATGCTTGGTATTGCCGCCGTGCTGATCGCCATTTCGTTTGTGCTACTGATCTTCCTATGGAAAACCGTGCGCAGACAGGGGTCCTGAAGCACGATTATTCCGTCACCGCCCTCAAACGCATCTCGGCGATGAAATTCCTCGTCTTCGCCTCGCGCCGCGAACGGCTGGAAAGAAGGTGCAGATTGACGAGTGAGACACCAGCGAGCGGTAGCGACGCATCGTCGAGCAGGCTCGTCACCCGAGCGGTGATCTCGCCCGCGCGTTTGCGGCCATTGGCATCGCTCCAGATTTCCAGCGTCAGAAAATGTTCCTCGGCCTTTTCCGTCGCCGTCGAATAGTCGCGGCTTTCGAGGTCGCCGATGACGATTGAGGGCAGAACCGCGCGCGGCAAAAGCCGGTCAACGATGCCGCCGGGGGTGAGCGCTATCAGAGCGGCGTCCCCGGAAAGCCTTGCGAAAATCGCCTGCAGAAGCGGGTTTGCGGCACTCAAGGGCTTTCCTCCTCGCAGCGGCAGACGATGAAGCGGCGGGTCTCGTCCGGGTCCATCACCGTCTGGATTGCCAGAACGCGCCGACCCTTGCGAAAGCGCATGCCGGCGGCGATATCGCTGCGCCAGGCCAGCCAGACACGGTGGGTTATCGTCACGCCCTCGGCCGAGGCTCGCTCATGGGAGGCATTCGAGACGGGCTCGATTGCCGCCCATAGCGAACGCAGGAAATCCCAACTTTCCGCAGCACCGCCCTGCCCATCCGGCACCTCGGTACGCACCTCCAGCTCCAGCCGCACCGTCAGCTTGCCGGGGTCTAGAAAAACGAGATTCATGGCTTAAAGCCCCACACGGCAGAAGGGAGACACCAGCCGCTCGTAACCGGCGGGAACGCCCGCCGGCTGGTTTTCGGGAGCCACGACACCACGAAAGGCGAACATCTGCGCCACATGCATCAGCATGGCGCGTTTCAGCGTGTCGGGCACATCCGTTCCGGCCTCGCCGTAACCGGCGATGAAGTCGATCTCGATGCCGTTCATCGTCCGTCCAGGGGGCGGAGGATTGCGCAGCCACAGCCGTGCCGGACGCGCCTCGCCGTCGAGCAATTTGTCAGTGGTGGTGATGTCGGCCGCGTGTCCCTCACCATCGAAAACCAGAATCGTTTTAATGGTTTGCACCGGTCCCTTGCCAATCGGAATCACGTCGCTTGGCGGCCATCGGTCGAGATAAAGCCGCCAGGTCTGGCGGATCAAACAAAGGCCGGTGGTGCGTTCCAGATGCTCACGGGCGGTGCGGATCAGTGCGGCAAGAAGCGCGTCCTCGTCACCGCTGTCGAGACGCAGATGCGCCTTGACCTCGGCAAGCGTCAGCGGCTCCGCCTGCGGCGGATGAATGAGGGCATAGGTCATGGGGTCTCCGGAGAAGAAGGCAATCGTGTCGTGAAGGAGCGAGCGGATGCAGCTCGTCGCCTTCTCCCCGCCGGGGAGAAGATCGCGGCAGCGGGATGAAGGGCGGGGCCGGAGATATGCGGAGAGCTTACCCCCTCATCCGGCCCTTCGGGCCACCTTCTCCCCCTCGGGGAGAAGAAATGGGCCGCAAAGTCAGCGGTCAGTTCACCCCGAACTTCACCAGCTTGATCGCCTCGAAGTTCTGCACGCCACCGCCCACACGTTTGGTGGTGTAGAACAGCACATAGGGTTTTGCCGAATAGGGATCGCGCAGGATGCGCACGCCGGTGCGGTCGACGACGAGATAACCGGCGCGGAAATCGCCGAAAGCGATGGCGAAGCTGTTTGCTACCACGTTCGGCATGTCTTCGGCCTCCGTTACCGGAAAGCCCATCAGCGAGGCGGGCTGGCCGGCGGCGGCGGGTGGATGCCACAGATAGGCGCCGTTGGTGTCCTTGAAGCGGCGCAGCGCCGCTTGCGTCTTGCGGTTCATCATGAAGTTGCCGTTCTGGCGGTGGCCGGCCTTCAACGAATAGACGGCATCAAGCAGCACATCCATCGGCCCGGCGGAGGCAAAACCGCCCGCAACGCCGGTCGCGACATAACCGATATTGCCCCAGCTCCAGTCGCCATTGGCGATGGGCGTATAGGAAAGGAAACCCTTCGGCTTGTTGACGCCATCGCCGGCGATGAAGGCGGCGGCCTCCTGTTCGGCAAAGGCGGTGTCCACTTCCGAGGCGATCCAGGCCTCGATATCGACCGCCGCATCATCCAGCAGCCCTTGGGTTGCCGCGGGCATGGCATAGAGCTCCATGGTCGGGAAAGAAAGTTCGGCCAGCTGCGGCGTCGCCGTCTGCGGGCGGGCCGCGGTTTCGGCAACCCAGCCGGTGGCAAGTCCGCCGGGCGAAAATGGTTTCTTCAACACAGCCGTGGAAACCTGCCGCACGGTCGCCAGCGCCCGGATCGGCGAAATCGCCGTCATACGCCGGCCGATCTCGCCATCCGTTTCTGTCGGCAAGAGATAACCGCCATCCGCACCGCTTGATCCGGCGAAGGCCTTGGCCTCCAGATCGCGCAATGCGCCCTCCTCACCGCGGCGGATATAGGCCTCGAAAGCGGCCTTGTGCTCGTCCGTATCGAGGGAAAGCGCCTCCCTGCGGCCAAGTGCCGGACGCGCCTTCTTGAGCGCCAGATCGTCCATGACCCTGCGGTTGTCGTCGAGCGCCTTGTCGATGCGGTCGAGCTTGTCGCGGGTCACGACGTCGGAGCCCATCTTGCGCTCGATATCGGAAAGCCGCTGATCGTTGGTGTCGCGGAAGGCCTCGAAGGCCTCCATGAATTCGTCGAAGGCCGCCGTCATCGTATCGGGCACGGCCTTCACCTGTGGCGCAACCGTCATTGCGGCCGGTTTTGTCATCTGCTCTGTCATGTCGCCATCCTTGTGTCGGAAGTGGTTGTCGGAAATTCAGCGTTTGAAGGCTGTGTCGAAAAGCGAGCGCGCGGCGCGGCGCATGGTGCGCACCAGTTCGGTCTCGCGGTCACGGAAGAAGCGGGCATGCTTGACATCGGAGACCCGGGCAGACGGCAGCATCGGAAAGGTCACGACCGAGATTTCCCAGAGGTCGGCTTCGAGAATGCGCCTGACGCCGGAACGTGCCGCCTTGCCGGAGCGTACCGTGCGAAAACCGATCGACAGCCCGTCCAGCGCGCCCGTCTTCATCAGCGAATGCACCTCGCGGGAGCGGGCGACGCCGGGGGCAAGAACACCCTCGACGTAAAGCCCGCGCTCATCCTCGCGGATCGTGCGCCATGCGCCGATAGGTTCGGCCGGATCATGCTGGTAGAGCATGCGGATACCGCCCGCACCGCGCTCCTCGATAGAGCGACGGAAAGCGCCGCGCTCGATCACGTCGCGACCAAGATCGACCTCGCCGAAGACGCTGGCATAACCGGAAAACGTGCCGTCCCCGGATATGCCGCGCAGTTCCAGATTGGCGAATTTGCGCGTGGCGGGACGCGGCCCGCGATAGACGTGCATGGGAAACTCCTGCGATGTGAAGGAAAAGCGAGGCTTTGCGGCCTTAGGTGCGTGGACGGGCGTTGTAACGGTCGGCCACGCGCACCAGAAGGCCAAGCCCCCACCAGGCGACCATGCTGGCGGCCGCCGAACCCGCCACCATGATTTCCCGGCCGGAAAGCGCGCCGGCGATTTCGAGCTGCTGCACGATCCACAGGCCCACCGGCCCGCCGAAGATCATGCCGCAGGACACGCCGGTGACGAAACGGCTGGCCGCTTCGCGTTTACTTTTTGGCAGCAGATAAACGAGCGACACACCCGCGCCTGCCACGGCACCGGTGATGCGGGCGGCCCAGATGCCGCTTTCATTGGCGAATTCAGACATGGGTAATCATTCCGGTTTAGGATGTGAGACATCGGACAGACGCGCCGCGTCGCCCGCAGGTGAGTTGCGCTGTTTCAAAACGTCATTTTCGCGAGTCTTCAGAATCGCTTGGCGGCAAGCCCTCACAAAACGATTCCGCTGGTTCAGAAATTGGTCGAAGAGCCGACCCGGTGGCCGGGGCCAAGCACCTAGTACCCCACAGCCTCCCGCTTTTCCTCGTCGGTCAGAAACGACGCCGCGCCGATCCGCGTCCACAACGCGTCCCGCTCGCCGGCAAGCCCGGCGATCCTGTCGAGATCGGGTTCGAGCCGCAGCCCGGAACCGAAGATGGGCGAAAGCCAGCCACAGAGCCGTGCCGCCGTGCGGTTAACGAGCGGCAGCACTGTGAGACGATAAAAGGCGCGGTTCGCCTCCTGGTAATTGGCATAGGTGTTGTCACCGGGAATGCCGATCAGCATCGGCGGCACGCCGAGAGCGAGCGCTATGTCGCGGGCCGCTCCGTTGCGCGCTTCCAGAAAATCCATGTCGCGCGGCGAAAGCCCCATGGCCTTCCAGTCTAACCCGCCTTCTAGAAGAAGCGGACGTCCGGCATTCATCGCGCCCTGATAACCTTCCTCCAGCTCGCGTTTGAGCCGTTCATATTGCTCGGTGGAGAGATTGCCGCCCTCCTTCGGCTGGTAGACCAGCGCGCCGGAAGGCCGGGCGGAATTGTCGAGCAGGCGCTTGTTCCACTGGCTCGCGGCGTTGTGCAGATCGAGAGCAGCACCCGCAGAAGCGAGCGGTGCGAACCCTGCGCGATCGTCCAGCGGGTGGAAAAGCTTCAGGTGCAGCAGCCCCAACCCGTCACGGTCGGCGGCGATGCGCCTGATGGCGCGGCCCTCAGCGCGATAGTCAAAGCCCACCGGCCAGCCATCCGCACCCTCGATGATGCTCACCCGGTCGGGCCGCAGAAGGTGCAATTCGCGCAACCGCCTGCCGATCATCAGCGGCTCGATATAAGCGTTTCCGGCAAGCATCAGATGGCCATAAAGCGCCTCGAAGAAATCCGGCCCGCCCATATGGGCGCTCGGCTTGACCAGAAGCGCCAGCAGCGGATGATCGCCGATCTCTTCATCGCCATCGTAAAGCAGCCAGCTGACCGATGCGGACGCTTCCGCCACCATGCGGGCGGCGCGATGCGCCACCGGATTTTTCATGAAGCCTTCACGGGCAAGTGCCGCATAGGAGCGGCCGGACCAGAAGGCCTGCCCGCCCTGCGTCGACATCGCCATGAAGCCGCCCGCCATTTTCTGGCTTTCAGGCAAGGCTTTGCCATCCGCCGGGCGCTTGCGCGGCAGGGAAAACGGAAATCGCAT